TCTTCCTGTTTGATTTTTTGAATTAAAGAAACAACCCTCGCCTTCAATAACGCCTGCAAAATATGCAAGGTTATTTTCTTCTGATTGATTTTGTTTCCAGACTGATGATGGTACCTGGATTAAGTTTGAGTCCTCTTGGTTGAGGTCCTCTTTTTGGTGGTGGGCCAAATCTTTTACCACCACTAAGCCCTTTTCTTTTTGCCCTTGTCGACACCTTTGATCTTTCCTTTATTCTTAGTTGCATAGAATACAGCTTCCCCTTTTTTATTTCCGTATTCTTTTTTCATATTGGCAAGTATCTTCTTTCCTTTTTTTGTTAACGGCATGTTATCCTCTTCTTTGTATGTTTAATTTTTCTGCAGCAATCTGTAAACGTTTGTCAGATGCTTCATCTTGTTGTTGAAGTCTATCATATTCAAACTGAAGTTTTTGATTAGCTCTTTGATTTTCATTTTCTTGTCTAAACATCATTTCTTTTTCTTTTCTTTGCATATCCATAGCCTTGATGTCAATTTCTTGTTGTTTAATTCTAACAAGTGGATCTTCTTGATTATTAGATGACATTTCTTGTCTAACAAGTTCTGCAGTTATCTCTGCTGTAGCTGTAGCAACTGCTTTATCAAAAGCAATTTGATAACTTTGTGGATCAGTTTGTGCTAATTGCATCATTTGTGGGTCTTGAGCAAGTTGTTCTCTAACTTCTTGTGTTGCTTTGAAAGAAATATGATCAGATATGTGTGATTGTAACAATGCATACACCATCGGATTGATTTGTACCATTCTAGAAGCCATAAATGCCATATGTGCAGCAATGTGTGCATCATGATCTTGCTGATCAAAGGCAGTTAATAGTTTCATTTGCAATGCTCTAGCATTTTCTTTAGCTGGATCCATTGGTTGAGGTGGTTGAGGCGGTGGATTTAACAAAGCATCAATTTGTTTTGTTCCTAAAGACTCATAAACACGTCTGTAAGCTTCGTGTATGTTGTGAATTTGTGGATTTGTCTGTGCAATTTGTAATTGTGTCTGTGCTAACGTTACTCTTTGTGCCATTGACATAATATTTGGATCTGCAACAGGTAAAATATCTACTCTTTGATCAAAATCTGATACTTTTATCTGTCTTGGACCACCATAAACATCATAAGGATACTCAGGTGGAAGAAATTCAGTACAAATTCTTGCTAAAATTTTAAATTCTTGTCTCATTGCGTAGTAACAACGCTTGTGAACAGAGGTCATAATACGACTTCCTCTCTCCATAAGAGCAATAGTTGTACCTACAGCTCTGTTTTGAGCATCCATACCTGTATCCATATCAGTAATGTTTGCAAATTTTTGTCCTGCTTGTACTACAAAGCCTAAAAGTTGGAATAAAGTTGCACTTGGTTCACTAAAAGGTAAATTAAAAAACTGATCTCTGATGTTTCCACCAGGTGCATCTACGTCTCTGAACTCCCCAGGTTGAATAGGTTGATCATCATCTCTAACTCTTATACCTCTAGCTTTAAATCCTGCTGGTAAATTCTTCAAAGTACCTGCATCAATCAATTGTCTAAGTGTAATTGTTGCTGCTCTTGATAGACCACCAATCGTATGTATTAAACCATTACCATAAAAACCTGTACCTGGTAAAAATTTATAGTGTGTGAAGTATTCTACTCTTGTGTAGTTTACATCTCCTAGTACATAATTTCTTTTTATAGATAAAACTTCTGAACTACCTTCATCAATCGTTACGATATAAGGGATCTTAATTGCTTTATCTGTTTTCTTATCAAAATTCTCATAGTCATCTAAGTTTAAATCAACATGCATTTCTAAAACATTGTGAATGTAATCAGAGTAAGTATTTTTAACACCTTCAATCTGATCTATTTTACTTTGCATATCAGATGTCTGCATTTCAGGTTGAGGTAAAGTAATATCTCTGTAAAAACCTGCAGCCATATTTTTATTGATTTCGTTTTCTGTCATCGTCATAACGTGGGTAATTCTACCTGCGTCTTTTAAATCAGATGCGTAATAAGGAACCACTAAATCAAAAGCTGGTATAAATTTAGAAACAGGTCTGCCTAAAAAAGAATCGTAATAAACTTTTTTAAATGTACTTCCTTGTAGTGGTAAGTAGTATAACATTTGATCCATATCTGTTGTGTATTCTTCCATTCGTTCCATCAACAGATAGTTCATGTAATCTTTAACTCGTTCTGCTTGTTGTTCGGTGGCCGGTGTTTGTAGACCGATAATCTGTGTTCGAACAGGCCCGTCTGAAGGAATTAGTTCTTTGTAAGCAATAGAATTGAATTGCGTAGCAGATTCATTTAACAACGGATGGGTGACACCTGATGCACCTCTAAATGGTTTTGTTTGCTCTGAATATTTTAAACCTAAAAGGTCAAAACCTTTAGCTATGGCCTCTTCCCAATCTTTTCTTGATTCTTTATCTTTTTTGTATTCATCAATTAACTCCATACCTAAACGTCTCAGAACACGTTCATCCATGTCCTCGGCTAAGTTAACATTGAAGTCGTCCATAGTTGGTTCTTCAACCATAGCCTCTTCACCTTCGACTTCTACAATCGGTGGTGTGCCTTCTGGGCCTACTTGTTCTTCTTCAACTTGAATTTCTTCTTCAATTGGTGCTGGATTATTATCTTCTATTGCCATAATTGTTTAGTTATAAACCCACCATCTTTTTTGTAAAGCTTTTGAGTTTGTTCCATTAATTTACTTACTTTAACACCATATGCATCGCCATACAAGGACAAGTTATCAGGGTACATTTCCTTAACGCCTTCTGAAGTAATATCGTCAAATTTCTTTTCTGCTTCTTTATGAACTTTAATTTCATACTTCTTATCACCAGGAACGTCAACTGTTTGTCGTTTAATTGATTTAAAAGGTTTACTAGGATCTGAAAGACTAAACTTAATCATACCTGATTTAGTGTCAAATAACCTAGCTTGTTTTCTCATTTCATCAGGGATAACGGCTAAACCTTTACCTACAGGTGATTTAGCACCATTCGGATAACCGTAAAACTGTAAATAACCTTTAACCTTTTGTGCGTCCATACCTCTCTGCATATAGTTAGCAGGGACAACGGCTACGTAATCAACTCCTTCCTTTGCAGCTTTATTAGTTAGATATTTAATTGCATAGGATGCATAAGATGATCTATCTAGGAAAGGATAATAATCTTGAACTTTATCAATGATGTTAGCTACGGGACTATCTGATCTATTATAATATTTACGTGCAGAAGGGCCTTGTGTTCCACCTAAAAATTTTAAGGTTCTATCAATATTTCTAATTCTGCTTATAGCTTCTTCTGTTTCATAAGTGCTTAGTTTGTTAGAACTTAAATCTTTTGCAATTTTTGCTCTAGCGTCAGCTAGAAAAACAACTTCGGCATCTTTATTAAAAGGATTAATTCTATTTTTTCCTTCATAACCTGATTCACCTAACGTTCTTAGTTTTCTTGCAATCGCTTGGTTAGTGTCTGATTGTATTTCATGAATTAAAAAAACTTTTTTACCATCAGGTGTGAATCTAGTATCCCAACGTACATGAATTAATGGATTAGTATATTTGTCACTACTGTAATGAGGATTCCCTTTTCTTAAACTTCGATTGGTTAAAATATCTTCAGGTAAAGTAAATACTGTTTCTCTGTAGTCTTGTCCACCAGGGAACGTATAGCCTTCTTGACTAGCATATTTTGGCGGTGCTTCATAACCACTACCTTTGCTGTACTTAGCCATTAAATCATCTGCTTTACCTTGAACACCATTTAGTAACCTGGTTTGTTCAGATCCTAATTCTTTTTGTTTCATAGATTTTACTATTTGAGTAAGTCTTAAATAATAATCTTCTGGGTTTTTACCTTCTTTCATTATACTCGTCATGATATTAAAATTTTTTCTAATATCATCAATAGGTACACGGTATAAATCTTTTTGTGCAGCGTTCATAGAAGTTAAAATAGAATTAGTTGAAGAAGCAGTAAATGTATTTGCATCTGCATAAAGTCTGTCAGATATTTTAGGAATTCCAAATTCAAAAGCTTGAATTCTATTAACAGGATTTAATCTAACCATATCTGCTAAAAGTTTACCTGGTATTTTTTCTCCTGATAATTTTGCTGCATATAGCAAACCACCTGACAATTCTCCTGTAGGACTGAAGGCTGCAATATTAGAATCAAATAATTCTTCTAAAGGTATCGTTACTTCTTTGTTTGAGAGATAACCTGATGCATTATCATATTTAACTTTAACTGGATTGATAGAAGCGATATCAATATCTCTGCCTTCAAACTTAGCTTTTCTAACGGTTCTATTTGTTAACCAATTCATCCAATCATCAGCTGAATATAAACCGCCCCCTTTTTGTGCAATACGATCATATAAAGACGAACCAAACATTAAAGGTTCTTTTCTTCCCATTTGTAAAGCACCTGTTCTATCAGGTGTAGGGAATTTTTGTATTTCTAAATCTGTTCTAGCTTTTGTTAAAGCTGATTGTGCTTGCACAACTCTTGATTCTTTTGCAAGTTCAGCTGAAGGTAAACGTAAAAAGTTTTCCCTTGCTGTTGCTGTAGGGTTAATTACGTTTGATTTTTTTTTACCGATGAGAGAGGCTAATCCCTTAAGAAGCTTGTCTCGGAGAGCCATTTAGCCTCCTAACAAATTTTGGTAGGTTTGTTTTTACCTATTTTAGTTTTAACATGAACCATAGAACCTGATTTATATTTCTTCATCATTCCACCGCCCATTTTTTTATCTTTATCACCTAGTTTTGCAGCACCATAGCCTGCAAGTGCAGCTCCAATAATTTTTCCAACTCTTGGAATTTTAGAAAGCACGTTACCAGCTCCTGATAATTCCATTCTTCTTTTTACAAAATCTTCACCTACTTTGCTAAAACCTTTGTTAGTAGTTTTAACCAAATCAGAATAAGGATTTTTTTTGCTCATTAAAGTTTTGTGTAAAGTATCTTTATTTATTTTAGGAAATACTCCTATTGATTTCATATAAGCTTTTGGATCAACTCCTTTATTAACTTTAGGAAATACTCCTATTGATTTCATAAAAGCTTTTGGACTAGCTAGTTTCATTCTTCTTTTTAAAAATGATTCTTTTTTTGTAGCCTTTTTTAAACCTTCTAAATATTTTCTATATTTTGTATCTTTTTCCATTAGAATACTCCTTTAAATTCTGTTCCTCTGATAGCACATCCTGTACCTCTAGCTTTTGACATACCACCTGTTTTCATTTTTTTAGTTTTGTTCTTTTTCATACCACCGTATTTAAAAGAAGGATTTTCTTCTGCTAACATTCTCGTTCTTCTTTTATCAAATGCAGGATCTGTTGCCTGTCTTAAATACTCTTTATCTCTATTAGTAAGTCTATCTGGTCCTTTATTAGTAAAACCTTGACTAGCTTTTTCTCTAACCATTTTCAATTTTTTTAATTCATCTAAATCTCTATTAGTAAGTCTATCTGTTTCTCCACTATCAGGTCTTTGACTTCTGTAAGATTGTCTTTTTTTTAATTTTGATCTATTATCTTCTACTATAATTGGCATATTAAAATACTCCTTGAAATTTTTTACCTGTGATTGCTATTCCGCCACCTCTGCATTCCATCATTCCACCTTTATTGAAATCTTTTGGTCTGCCGTAAGTTGTTTCTCCTGTTTCTGTATCAGTAACTGTTGGTGAACCTTCTCTAGACATAGGAAAATCGTCACCCACATCTTTTTTTCTAAGATTACCTCTTTCATCATATTTTTTTGGATTTGTTTCAAAAGTGTTTTTGCCTATTTGTCTTGTATATGCACCCTTACCCACTCTTCCCTCTGTTTCCATTCTACTAAAAATAGCTCGCTGAGTTGTT